GCACGAGCTGCTGCAGTGCCTGCCCAAGGTGCAGCGCCTGTGCCCCGGCCTGGCGGATTGGGGAGCCACAGCCACGGGGGCGGTGCTGGACTTCGCCTTCAACTGCGGCACGGGCGCCCTGGCGGGCTCCACGCTGCGCAAGCGCATCAACGCCGACGACGTGCCCGGAGCGCGCGCGGAGCTGATGAAGTGGGTGCGCGGTGGCGGCCGAGTGCTGCCGGGATTGGTCAAACGTCGAGCCGCTGAGGCGGCGTTGTTGGAGGGGTGATGGCTGGACTGTTGGACTTTTTGCAATCGGCAAGCAACACCGCCGCCGACACCGTGGCCGCTCCGGTGGACGTGTTGGCCTGGGCGCTGCGCAAGGCCGGTGTGCCGGTGGGCACGCCGGTTGGCGGCACCGATTGGATGCGCCAGCAAGGCCTGCGCCGTGACGTGCCGCAGTCAGCGGCTTCGCTGGCTGGTGAGACCGTGGGCCTGCTCAGCCCCATGGTGGCCGCAACCAAGGCCCCGCAGATCGCCAAGGGGCTGCTGCAGGTAGAGGCCAATGCGGCCGCGCCAAGGACGCTGCGACCAGAGGCTGGGGCCATCGTATGGCAAGGATCTCCCCACAAGTATGACGCCGAGAAGCTCGTGCGCTTGCCAAGCGGGGAACAGGTTTACGTCGGCGGCAAGTTCAACACACTAAAAGAAGTGCCGCGAGGTGCGACTGTTGTGCAGGACTTCCCGCTGGGGCGCATGCGATCAGAGGCGATTGGTACAGGCGAAGGCGCGCAGGCGTATGGGCACGGCTTATATATGGCTGAATCGCGTGTAGTTGGTTCGGATTACGCTGATGTGTTGGCAAGCCCAAGAAATAGGGTTGCTGATAGGCGCGGCGTTTACATTGAACCTTCACCAATGGGCGGCGGCAAATACATGCTTGCCACCAAATCTGAGGTTGGTCAGCCTCGAGGTATGGCATCAGATGCAACTCAATTCATTTACCCCGACAAGGAGTTTGCGAACCTTGCTTCTGCAATGAAGTTCGCTCGCCAAAAAGGCTTGTTGGCGCGTGATGAGCGCCCGCGATTGACTGCAATCGGTGAAGACCGCAAGTACGTGCCAGTCAGTAAAGCTGCGGATGTCGTTGATCCGGAGTACACGCAATTCATAGCATCAGACCCTGGCTACCTATACAAAGTAGATTTACCCGACCCTGTAATCGCCCGTATGCTGGACTGGGACAAGCCGTTGAGTCAGCAGACAAAAGCTGTAAGAAACTATTTTGAGCCCTTAACTGCAAAACGGCGTGCCGTTGAGGCCCAAGCGGCTGACCCTAAATGGGGCGATCTTGCTGGCCCTCTAAACTATGACCCAACGGGGGGAGAGTTGCTGCAACTGCTTGGCAATGTTGACCGCATGGATGCTGCTGCAGTTCTTTCTGGAGGCACAGGCGGCGCACAAACTGCCGCTCTACTTCGATCTGCAGGCATCCCAGGCGTCCGCTACTTAGACGCCAGCAGCAGAGGCGTAGGCCAAGGCACCAGCAACTTTGTGGTGTTCCCTGGCGAGGAAAACGCTCTGCGCATCTTGGAGCGCAACGGCCTGCTTGTGCCTTGAGTGCTCCCGAAAGCGCTGCGACGCCAAACCTGCTTGCGCCCTGAAGTCGCCCGGTTTCCTGAGTAGCTCACCGAATGAGCCTGGACTGTGGGGATTTCTGCCCAACCCCCCCCTCCAAACGCCTGTTTTGCGACTATTTCACGAGGGAGCTTACCTCGTAGCGCGGGTGTCGCATAGGATTCGAAATCCGGCGTACTGGTTCTCCAGTACCGAGGGTTCGAATCCCTCCCTTTCCGCCAGACTGTGGGGAAATCCTCCCAAGTCAAGCCCGCTTTCGGCCAATTTGGCCCACAGCCGCGGCCAAAGTGTCGGCATACAGGTGCGCGTAGCGCTGGGTGCTGACCGGGCTTTTGTGGCCCAGCACCTGGCCCACGGTGAAAAGCGGCACGCCCGCGTTGGCCATTTCGCTGGCCGCGCTGTGGCGCAGATCGTGAAAACGCACATCTCCCAGGCCCACCTTGTCCTTGGCGCGCGTCCAGGCGGCCTGCACGCCGCGTTTGTGGCCCGTCAGGGGTAGGTGCTTGAGCAGGTGGCGGATGCGCGGGTGCGCGGGTATTACGCGCGGCTGGCCGTTCTTGCTGTCGGCCAGCACCAGCAGGTTGTCCTGCACCTGCACGTTCCACAGCTCGCCTAGGCGCATGCCGGTGTAGAAGCACACCCGGATGGCGATCTGCGCCTGCCAGCTGCCGCACGCGCGGCAGGCCTTGAGCATGCCCTCGCGGGTGAGGTACACCTTGCGGGCGTTGCGCACGGCCGGCAGCAACATGCGGGCGGTGGGGTCGGCATCGGTCAGGCCGTGGCGCTTCCAGGCCCAGCGGCAAGCGGCCTTCAGCAGGGCCAGGCGGTTCTTGATGGTGGCCGGGCTCGCGTCAGCCGCTGAGATGACCTCCTGGGCCACGGCGGGCAGCTCGCTCATCGGGCGGCCTTGCCATGCCCAGGCGATGGCGCTGAGGTGCTCTGCGGCGCTCTTGTGGCTCTTGAGCGCGGTCTTGTCAGCCAAGTAGTGCTTGACGGCCTGGTCGATCAGGGGCTCGTCGCGGGCGATGCCAGATGCAAGGCCGTAGAGGCGCGCGGTTTCCGTGCGGTCGAACGTGTCAGCTTGAGCTTGACTCCAGCCTTGCGGAAGCAATCGTGTAAGTCGGTGTCGGCGGCCCGCAACATAGCGGTCGAACTCAAAGCGCCAGCGCTTGTCACTCTTTGACCAGTAGATCGACATGATGCGAGGTAGCTCTCCACGTCTTCGGGTTTGAATCGCATGGCGCCGTCGTTGGCGCCAACTCGGTAGCAGGTGAGCCGGCCAGAATACGCCAGGTCATACACGGCCCGGCGGCTGATGCCCAACTGGCGGCCCACGTCGCTTGCGGTGAGCAGCATGTCAGTGGATCCCGTGGTGTTGTTCGGTGGCCCGCACCAGCGCCACGCCCTTGTGATCGCGGGCCAGGGCGCGGGCCTTGAGCTCAGCCATGCGCTGCTGGCGCTGGTACAGCGGCTCCCAGCCGTCAGCCTTGAACAGCTCGCCCTGCGACGGTGAGAGCTGCAGGTATCTGTACCAGTTGTGGCCACGCTCCTTCTTGCGCCAGGCGGCCGGCATCTCGTGGTCATCCATGGCGCGCATGGCGTCGGCCTTGCGCTGCAGCTCGGCGATCTGCGACTCCAGAGCGGTGAGGTTCATGCGGTCTCCCTTGCTTTTTGTTCCAGCTCGATGAGCAGGTCGATGAAGTGGCGGGCCTTCTCCAGGTCCGCGATGCCGCCCTTGGCGCGCCAGCGGGTGACGTACTTCACGACGCTGCCCTCAATGAACGGCAGGCCGTTGGCGTGGATGTACTGCACGGGCTGGATGGCCAAGCCCTTGTAGTGGGTGCCGGCGACTTGGATTGCGAGCGCGCTGGTGGTCATGCTTGCACCTCCGCTTTGGTCCCGCAGAACGGGCAATAGGAAGCCGTCACGCTCGGCACAGGCTTGCGCTTCGTCTTGTCCAGCTTTTCAGTCGCCAGCAGCAAGCGCATCTTGATGCCCATGTTTGCCGTCATCTGAAAGCCTGTCGCCAGTCGTCCGTTGTGTGCGGCCAACTTCTCGTTGACCAATTTCATGCAGTCGCAGCTCATGCTTGCCCCTTGAGCCAGCGCTCAATGTGCCTGGCGAAGTGGTGGTGATAGCCGCCGTTGGCGTGCCAGAGGTCCGCGATCACTTCGTCGGTCAACGTGCGTTGCGGCTGCTCGGCTCTCACGCACGCTGGGTGGTGGTCGCGCCAGGTGCAGTGGCCATCACAGAACTGCTCCTGTGCAGCCTCACACACGCCGTCTTTGGCGATGTCGCAGGGCTCCTGCTCCGTCTGCTCCAGCGCGGCCTCCAACGCCCGCTCCGCATCACAAAGCTGTTCGCAACCAATCTCGCGGCGGTATCCGCGCAGGGAATTCAGCGCCTGCTGGGCGGCGGCCCTCAGATCACTCATTGCTTCACCTCCACCCGCGACGGGCAGCGTTGATCCTCGATCACCCACACCCCCATCCACACCTGGCGTGTGGCTTCGGGATGCACCGGGCTGTTGCGCTCGTTACGGGCGCAGGTGTCGCACTCCAGCCGGCAGGGGTTGCCGGCGCAGCGGGCAAAGTCTTGGGCGCGGTAGGGGGTCATTTCGGTCCCCCCACATCTGCCCAGTGCGTCACGCCATCGACGATGCCGCCGCTGGCCGCATCGAACCACGCGCCGGCTTCGTCGTCCCACCAGCCCGAGAACCACTCCCGGGTGTCGCGCCAGCACAGCACGCTGATGTCCGCGTCGGGCTTGGTGGCCGCGGGGGTCCAGGTTAGGGTTTCGGTCATTGCATTGCTTCCCAGGCTTGGATGAAATCGATCAGCTCGGCCATCTCGGCCTTGCTCAGCCGGCTGGTGCGCTGGAACACCACGTCCACGCCGTGGCCGTCCAGGGCGGGCACCACCACCAGCTGCTCGCCGCGGGTGCGCATCCACGCGGCCGTGAGCAGGCGCTTCCAGACCTCGGCCTCCCACTTCCTGCCGGCCCACTCGCGCCGGCTGGCGATGTCGGCCAGGGTGGCGTGCAGCAGGGCGTTCTGGCGGTTGTTGCGCCGCTCCTCTTCAACAGACAGCGTGATGCGCTGGCCCTGCAGCAGGCGGGGCTTGAGCCAGCCCCACAGGCGCTGCAGCGTGACGTGGGCGGCCTGGGGGTTGTCGAGGGTGATGCTGTGGGTCATGCCAGTGCCTTGATGGTT